CTATTGGCTTTTGTGTGTAGTTTGCTATAATGCCTTTGTCTGTTGTGGACTGTCTACCGCCCGTTGTGGGCTTATATAGGAGTAATATATGTTAGTGCTTAAAGACAATGGCGGTGGCCCAACCCTAGAGGCTGGCAGTTACCTTTCAACCTGTGTTCAAGTAGTTGAGATGGGAACCTTAACCGAAACCTTCCAAGGTCAAGATCCTAAAGAAGTCCAAAAGATTGCTTTGGTGTTTGAATTGGATGGTGAGGCTACAAACGATGGCAAGCAATACACTCGCTTTGTTGAATATACGGCTAGCCTTGGCTCTAAAGCTAAGATTCGCAATCATCTTGAGGCGTGGCGTGGCAAGGCTTTTACAGAAGAAGAGCTTGCAGGCTTTACGCTAGATAAACTGATAGGCCAGCCAGCATTAGTAACCCTTAATGAAAAGGGATATATTGCCGCTGTGGCTAAGCCTATGAAGGGCCAGAAAGCAGAGCATGCAATCACTACCCCTATTACTTACTTGTCCTTAGACCCTAAAGAATTCAGCAAAGAAGATTACATGTCTTTACCTGAGTTCCTACAGGACAGGATTGCAACCTCTCCTGAATGGGCGGATTGCATCAGCGGCGCTGTGGCCTCGACAGCCAAAGGGCCAGCGGGTAAGCCACAACCGGATGATGACACCCCATTCTAACCACTTAGGTGCGGGCGGGCCTAGCGGTAACTAGGTAAGAGGCATTGGACGACAGCCTTTGTATACGAGCCGGTCCTAATCCGGCCCCACACCCGACCTTCGGGGCTTATTGATATAACTGATATAAAGTAAACAGTATGATTCTTGGTAACGAAGCCATCATCAAAGCGTTTAACAGCCCCACTGGCTGGGGGTTTAACAATGCCAGCGTGCTGGAAAAGAAACAGGTGCAACCCGCCTCAGTGGACTTGCGGTTGGATAGTTGGTTTACCTGCCCCGTCAATAAAACCGTGTGGAATGTAAGAGAACCTTTTGTATTGAAGCCACAAGGGTTTATATTAGGACGCACCTTAGAGAGTCTGTGGCTTAGTCAGTTTCTAGCGGCGCAAGTAAGTACCCGTAGTAGTGCAATGCGTGATGGAATTGACGTCTGTATGTCTGCCGGCTGGGTTGACCCGGGTTACAGTGGGAAAATCACCCTAGAGATTACTAACCATACTGAGGTGCCGTTTATTCTTAACCCCTTGGTGGTTAATGATTACGGAATACTTCAATATGAAAATCAGTCCTACTGTCAGATTAAGTTCTTCCCTGTGATGGGTTGCACCGAGCCATACAAAGGCAAGTATGGTGGTCCACAGCAAGATGAATCCGATATGATTAGCAAAGGAGTGGAGAAGTAATGGCACGACCACGCACATATACCGACGATCAACTGGCCTACATTAAACAGCACTGGCGCAAGTACCCCACCAAGCTAGTGGCAGAACAGCTGGGTATGACATCCGCACGGGTGGATAATATTGCCAATTATCACGGGCTAAGGAAAAACCTCAACCAGTCTCGTAAGCCGTTGCCGGAGTTTGTAATTAAGGATGGTTATTATGAATACTACCATGCCGTAGCTGCCAAACATGATGCGCTAGCACTCCGTAAGAACTGGCTTCAGCGCCTTGTGTCGTGGTTCCTGACGGGGGAGGCGTGATGAACGTCAGTAAATATGCCACCTTTTCAATCGAGCCAAAGCGCACCAAGAGCGGCAAGAAGCTTGGGCGTAGCCAGCAAGAAAGGATTTACGAAACCCAATTGCGTGAGGGCCTCCGGCTAAATAAATGTGTTGCCTACAAGATACCTGACCCCATTGCTGAAAAGAGTAACGACTCAGCCCCGAAGTCAAAAGTAAAAGGAGGTAAGCGCCCTTTTGACACTATCGTGTGGCTTAATAATGGCACCACTATTGTTTATGAAGCTAAGTACGACCACGCACCCAAAGGGTTTGGCAAAGCCCAACTAGCAGAGCATCAGCGTGAATGGCTTGAGAAAATTTATAAGACAGGCAATAAGGCTTATGTAGTGCTATTTGTTAAGTATAAAAACCGTGTCCACATGCTTGTGTGGCCGTGGTCATACTTTCGCACCCTTTCTAAGTGTATCGGCGTTGCTGAAATAACCCGCCTGCTAGATGATGGCCACAGCTATCTATCTAACGATAAAGCCTTCCCAATCGGCGCGTTCCTTGACCCTCCCCATCAGCATCTATATGGACTATCAACCAATGCTGCTAAATAACTCCAACTATCTCGAAGTGATGCACACCCTCAAAGAGCGCAGCGGCCTGACGAACGTCGAGATTGCCAAACGTATGGGCGTGTCTTCGCAACACGTCTCACGCTTGCTCTCTGGCGTGTGGGGGCCTCGCATCGAGACGTTTACCAAGTTTATCAACGCCTGCAAGGGTGAAGTGGAGGTGGAGTGATGTTATCTCTTGAGGAGTTCACTGAATACATTAAGGCGATGCAGGCGTCAGATAAAGCCTACGATGCTGTAAGTGATGCGGGTGTGGACTTAATGAAGTTTCGTGAAGTGTATTGCCTACCTACACACATATTAACCAAGGCTGTTTTCAATGAAGCTCAATTAGACACTATTGAGTGGTGGTTTTACGATTGCCCTAAAGGCATCACGGGGAAGGTGGTTAAGAAGCACGCTATTATCTACCTTTATAGCAAGCCACAATGGCGGCTATATACCATTGCAGCGTTACACAGTTATTTAATGGAGCTAGAAAACCCCCAATGATCTCCCACCTAAACGAAGCCACTGACTACAGTATGCTGATCCAGTGCCCCGATAAAAGCTACTGGACGCTGTATTGGGACGCAGACTTCAAGATGCCCAAGTTAATGCCAGCCACAATAGAAGTTGAGCCGTATAGCAATGCTAGCCCTCTGGACAGCTAAAGCCACAGGTAAGCAGCAAGCCCGATGGATTGATACCACCCTGTGGAACACGCCGAAGTTAATTGAGCTAGGCAAGGCTACCATGCGAAATAATACGGATGTCGTTTTTATGCCCCTAGAGAAATACCCTGAAGAAATGACCCTTAAGCAAGCCATCTATTGGCTGGAGTTTTACCGTCTCATGGTGCGTCGCATCAATGAATGGAAATGGCAACATCCCAACCAGCCTATCCTTCAGGAGGGCCTACGAGAGGCATTGGCAGATACTAAGAGGTGGGGGCCGCAAGTGAAGGGCTTGGTGGCCGCTCTAGACCCCTTACACGACGGTTTGCACCGTGGAGCGGTTCTTCACCCAGATTTAGACACCCATATTCAGCTAGTGGAGGCAATGAAGTGCTAGGGGGTCATCGGGTTAATTTTTACAGGTGTTAGTATTGTGCGCTCACATGTGCTGCGGAGATTGTTTAATTGTTATACCCATTAAGAATCCCCTATATGGGTGGCAAGCAAACCGTTGCTGAGATGCTGGTGCGTGAGATGATCGCCATGAAGCCACAGGCTAAGGTGTTTGTAGACCTGTTTGGTGGTGGCGGATCGATGTCGTTCATGGCCAGCCAGCTTGGCTTGCAGGTGGTGTATAACGAGTACGACGGACAGCTAGCCAGTTTTGTGGCGTGGCTCATGAAGCGAATTGCTAGCGGTGAACGTGGGCAGTATGGTTTGTTCCCTGACGATTTTTATCAGTTTGTCACCCGTGAGCGGTTTTTTGAGCAGATAGACTTGCACACCCCTTACAGCGAGTTCTGTCGTGTGGTTTGCTCGTTTGGGAATACCCGTAGGAGTTACATGTTTAATCCTGAAATTGAGGCCACAAAGCACCTGCTGCATAATATGGTGGTGTTTGGGTGTGTGGATAGCCTACAACGGTTTAATGATACCCACAGCAACGCTGTAAAATTAAGCAATAAGGCCACCGTCAACGAGAGACGGTTGGATATCATGCGTCAAGTGAAGATGCAATACGGGCGATATGATCTCCAACAACTCGAACGGCTCCAACAACTCCAACAACTCGAACGGCTCCAACAACTCGAACAACTCCAACAACTCGAACGGCTCCAACAACTCGAACGGCTCCAACGGTTCACTCTGTTAAACCTCTCCTATAACGCTGTGCCACTGCCTTATGATGACAATGAAGTGATTATCTATTGTGACCCACCTTATAGGGGGACGTGTAAATACCGCCAAGAGTTTTGCTATGTGGCTTTTGATGAATGGCTTAGAAAGCAACACCACACGGTGTTTATCAGCGAGTACACCATGCCAGATGATTTTTACGAGGTGTTTAATTTTAAAAAGCGGGTGACACTATCCTCTAGCAGCAATAATGTAGTAGCCACCGAGCGGCTATTCTGCAACCGCCCCGCAGTTACCGTGCAGCAGATGGGGTTGTTTTGAATGCTAGCCTCTAAGAAAGTAACCAAGAAAGCCGCCACACTGGATGATGTGAAGCGGCTTATCTATATGGACGTCGTAAAGCTAGCTAGCAATGACAACCTCAACCCAGAGTTTCGCTTTGCGATGGCGATGCAAGCACTCACTGACCTAAAAGTGATGAATGGCGTCATGACGGGTCGCCTAGAATGCCCATTAACCCACAAGTTGCTAGATACTGTGGTGACAGAGATGGCCTATCGTTGGGCAGAGGTAGACCCAGAGGCTAAGATTGTGATTGATGCGATGATTGATGGTAGTAAATAGCCCCGTCGGTTTGAGCATCGCTGAGAGGCTTGGCGGGGTCGTATGTAGTTCACAGCATAATATGCACCGTTATATACAGTTTTGTGTATATATGTTCATAACCTGCACTAAATTAAGCGCAACCTGTGCATAAATTACATAGGTTCAAACAGCAAAAGCCCCCATTGCTGAGGGCTTGCACCTGCTAGCGTGAAAGCGGGCAGGGGGTAGAGATGATTGCTTAGCGGGAACCTATCCTCCCACATCAAACACATATTTTGCCGCTTGTGTTTCGTATTGTTTTAAATCAGCCTTACGTTGCTCTTTTGGAATAGTTGGATTAGCGGCCTGATAGCGTAGCCGACCATCAATCTTGAGCCGTTCAAACTCCATAAACTTTTCGATTGCAATATAGGGCCACTTGAGGGCTGCTAGGAATTGCACCCAGTGAGGCTCTGAAAGTGGAATATCAAACTCTCCCTTTACATGAAATGGCTCTAAAGTCTCTGGGTTAATTTCAGGCACTTCTGCTAAGAGCTCTTGGTATTCCTCTTCCACCTTATCCCACTTATCCGGATGGGCCTTGCGTTTAATACTTTGCACCTGCCTCACTTCCCCTGCTAATTGGGCGGGTAATTGTGTGGTCAGCAAACCTCTATCGTATAACTGCCACAAATAATCCCCCATCTCTTGTTTAGCGTCTAACGACGGCTGTTTGGTGGTGGCCCATGTCTGCATGCGGGCATCTAATAAAGGTGGAATCACGCTATAACCCTAAGCTAACGCTGAGAATTTAATCTTACCACGTAACCTGCCAAGGCGTTTACTTTCTGCAGAATGGCTATCTTCTTTATTCTGCAAATACTCACTATCAAAGCGGTTGGGGTCATTGGTTTGATGGGCATGCTTATGGCAGTCAGGATGCAGCCATTCTCCCTTTTTATGCTCCGCCTCAATTTCCTCCAGTGTCCGCCCTTCCATATCTCTGTGGCTTAAATGGAACCCTTTAGTCTCTGGGTTACGATGGTGAAACTGAGCCTCCCAAGGGTTTTGGAAAGCCCCGCCACATGCAGCGCAAACACAACCAGCCTCATGCAGCATCTTTTGTTTTAGCTTCTTTTCAAACCAGCCAGTAAATTGAATTGCTGGGCGATAGATTCCATAGCCTTGAAGCTGCAACATACAAACACCTCCAAGCCACAAAGTTAGCAGATTGAAACGGCGGTTATGTGACAGCTGGTTGTTAATAAGCTAGTTGTTAATGAGCTAGTTGTTAATGAGCTAGTTGTTAATGAGCTAGTTGTTAATGAGCTAGTTGTTATCAACCCTGTAGGCCTGCAAAAACCCATAGCCTTGCTCTACCCGTATGGCTGGCTGGATTGTTTTACGTAAGCCACTATAAACCATCAGACGATAATACCAGACCCCGACAGGTGGGCAGTCGACAATGCTTCCATTCCATCGCTCATGGTATCGCTGGCGGTCAACGTTTGTGGTGGTGGCAGGTAGTATCCGCACTCCGCGAGTGTCAGATAAATCTCTAGTTCGGATAATGGTCTGCCCGACCATGATGTTATGCTTTTCATCTGTATTACTCACTTCATACTGAGCGCTAATAAGATAGCAAGCGTTGCTTACTTCATTGTGTATAGGGCCAATGGTGTAGATAGGCTGCCGTGAATCATAGCCGTTATATGTTGTGGCTATATAACGGTATTCCTCGGTAAAGTCTTCAAAAAGGGCAGCGTGCGCCACCCCCATTGAGAGCCACAAGGTTAAAACTAATTGTGAAAAAAGGCGTAACATGCAGCGGTAAAAGCCCTTCCAGTCTTGATGACTTCTTTCATCTCGTCCAGTGTGGCGTTAGGCGTATAGCCTTTGATTTTGTCGTAGATCCACTCGTCACCTTTGGCTTTGTCATAAGCCTTGCCAATGTAAGGGATGAGGCGAATCGCCAGCCCTAGGGTGCGAGAGCCTAACAAGTCTGCTAACAGTGCAACGATGTTCATATGTAGCCTTTCTATAAGCGACAGTTCTATTATACTATTTTGCTCGTAAAAGTCTTTATACCGTAGCGGCGCACCTGTTAAACGGCACCGCTGGCGGTAGCTTCTCACACCACTTCAATTTTAATCTTATCCACCCCAGTTTTAGCAATGGCTTTTAACTCTTGGCGGATAGCCTGCCAGTCGTTAGGGTTCACAATCACAATGCAGCCAGCACTACCCGCCCACATATTCTCCTCATGCAGGCCTATTTCATAGCGGCGTTGGGAAGGGTCTTTACCCACAATAGTAAGGCCATCGCCATTGGTAGAGATAGGATAAAACTCACCAATTCCACGGGCCCCTGCTTTCAATCCTGCGTTATTAGGCTTTAAATGTAACCAGTGAATCCCAAAGGGAATCGGGCTTTTACCCCGTGTCCAACTGCTAGCTGTGTGGCCCTTCTGTCCACTACGGGCTTTCACACGGTTAATCAGCTTAACCCCTTTGGTATTTTGAAGGGTTAGGACACCGTCTATTGTGTCGCTGCTACGATCAAAGAATACCTTAAAGGTTTCCATGCCTTGCCCTCAATTCTAAAGTCTACTTAGCGCTTCTACGGTTTAGAGCTTTTATCACAATGCGATTAACTAGCTTGTCTGCCTGCTCCACCTTGGCCATCATGGAATCCAGCAAGTTGCTTAAGTGCATAAATTTCTCTTCACACTGCTCTGTGGCTCTTATGTGTGCGTGTTGCACTTGCATATAGGCCTCCTGAAGTGTTGTAACTTCTGCTTTATGATCCGCTTTCATATCAATTCGATCCTTGGCCAACCAGCCACACGCGAGAGTGAGTAATCCGTTTATCGTCCAGTTGATTTCTGTACTCATAACTCGAATCCCATCATCTCGTATTCTAGTAATTTTAACGCTTTATTGGCTTCCTCACAATACACATCATACTCGCTTGCGTGGGCCGCTAGGCAGCCACACATAGGGTAGGTAATACCCTTTAGCGCATTGATACACTGCAGCCGCCAGCGGTCACTAGGGAGGCCATCAGAGCGGTGCAGGTTGATAGGCACGGTTGCTATCACAAAACCCCTGCTATTTTATCTATAGCCTCTTGCGTTTCTACTATTTCCAAATCTAAGCCAGCCAAACTGTCAAAATCACCACGGCTTACAGCCCCTTGTTTCTGGTTTTGTAAAAACGACAGTCTATTTAAAAGTATGGAGTGTATTTCAATGAGCCGCATAAAACCTCCTAGTAGAACAACAATTGGCGGAAACAATCTTGGGCAGAATGGCGGTTAAACCATAAATACTTTAATCGATCCTTTGTTTCAAATATCTCCATTCGGTTGCCCACAATTAAAGTACCTGCTATATAAGGTGCCATACCCGCCATTGTTACTTTGTTAGTGGCGATATCGTAATAGTAAAAACGCAGTAAATTTTCTTTTGTAAAGTACATCCGATCGCCACCATCGTAAACCGACATTGATCCAGTGGTTAATGTCTCTGTCGTCGGAGTAGTGGCCAGCATTACCCATGTGTCAGTTGCAACATCATAACGATCGATACCAACAAAGCCACTACCCCGCAGGCAGTACATATAACGGCCTCGGTGTTCAGATGCTCCATAAGCCCAATTCAGGTTTGTGCCCACGTTTGATATAAGCCGCCCGAGAATTGTATATGATGTCGATGCAGCCACAGGGGCGGTTGTAGCCCCAAACGTAAGAGTGTTGGAGGTGTTTGAGCTAATAACAGTTTCAAGACCTTGCCCCGTCCCTGATAGGAACTTTATACGATACCCACCCCATTGGTTAGTCGCCCATGCTTTGGACGTATCTTGTAGTGTGGTGGTAGATTGCGCCCCTGTCGCAATACCGCTTTCTTGACCACCCAATGATTGACGCTCACAAATAACGTAACGGCTTACCCCGTTTGTAGGAGTAGTGGTAGCTGTTTTAAACGTTAAAGTATCAGCCGTATTACTAGCAATCTCCATCGCTACCATCGCGGTTAAACCACTGGTAGCCACAGGGGCAGCGGTTGTAAAATAGCATACTTTGTTAGCGTGCTCATTTACTGTCCATGCTTTGCTTGCGTCCTTTAACGTTGTTGTGGTTAAGGCGGTAAAGGTTCCAGCAGCGGAACTTCCGGCAGCCGTAAAGGTATAAGTTGTAGTTGTTAGTACAGTGACAGCAGCAGATATATTATTTTGAACAGCAGAAGCTCCGGTGTCCCCTTTATGGGTAACTACCCACCCTGTTTTAAACCCATGTGGAATTGTTGTGGTAACTGTTTTAGTAGTGCTGGCTCCTGTCATTGAGGTAATAGGAACAGGCGGTAAAGAGCCATATTGGGCACTACCAATTCGCGTGCATCCATCATCATAGATACGTCCAAGGCAAGCCATGTTTGCCTCGAACGAGTGTAAAAATAATTGAGCTTGGCCAGCCAAGGTTAAATAAACGTTGTCCTTATCCCCTTGAATAACATACTGAGACGTAGAGTCCGGCGTTGTTGCCCAAGGCTTATAAACAGTCAATGCCGTGGAGGTGTTGCTTAAAACAGGCAATACTTGGCCTGCACCTGTCCCAGCCACAATTCTTGCAGAATAGTTTTTCCATTGGTTTGAAGTCCATGTCTTAGTTGAATCTGTAATACTAGACGTAGCCCCCGCTGTAGCAGTACCCGCATCAAAGCCATCAATCATATAATACGATGTGGAATCAACTGCTGTGCCCAGTGTGGTGGCTAACGTTAAAACTGTAGCAGTATTACTTGTGATTTGTGCGATCTGGTTTTTGCCGCCACCGCTGTAGATGCGAACCCATCGATCCGCATGCTCATTAACCCCCCACGATTTTGAAGAATCTGTCAACGTGGTGGTAGTACCTGCCGTGGCTTTCCCTTTAGCCCAAACACTGGCATTTTCAGTGGTGCGCTCTATAGATGCTTCCGTTCCACCTGCGCTCAATAAGTTTGTTGTAGCAGAACGAATGTACCAAATATCAGTTGCAATGTCATAGTATTGCAAAGTGAAAAATGGCGATATTATTGCATTAGAGAGGAGAACAACCCCGCCTGATAAAATTCGGAAAACAGAAGTTTCATCAGGTTGTGTATCCCAAGCGGTATCGACGGTTACAACTGAACTCTCAATACTATACGATGATTGGGCAGCAGCGGCGACGGAAATAGCAGGGATGAATTCTGCGGGTATGGCGTTGTAATCAACAGCGGCTCGGTTAATATCCCCGACATATAGGGTTGTTGCATCGTTGTATAAGATACGACGAACCTGACCCACGCCTGTGGCCATTGTAATTCTAACTTGATACCCTACCCATTGGTTTATTGTCCAAGCTTTACTGCTATCAGCAAGTGTTTTAATAGACCCTGTAGCAGCCGTTGTAGCCGTCCCACTAGCCGCAGAAACAGGGGCAGCTACATCTGTAATGACTCGTTGCTGTCCTGCACCTGTTCCTTTAGTAATACGAATGTCATACCCTTCAAGACTATTGCCGTAATAGGCTGGTATTGTGATGGTGGACGCACCACCTGCTAAAGCAGACCCTTCATGGCCATAAGCTCCCCTGTACTTCATGGTTGACCATGTTACAGGGGTAATTGGCGGCGATGCTAACTGTTGGTACGAGTCCGTCCATGTGTCGTAGCGCCAAAAACTAGCGGCGGCGATAAGATAGTAAATGTATCGCCCCGTCTCAGCCGAAAAGAGTGAGTTATCCGCCGAACATGCGGACGAGACAGCAGCAGAGACAGCAGGGGCAAAGCGAAGTTGCTCCCACACAGGGAGGTCCACTTGTTTTCTTAAACTGTTGACTAGGGCCATTGGTTTGATTCCTTATGAAAATGTCAAGTGGTGTCTAATACCTGTATTATAAGCTGTGCGTGACCCATCTTGCCACTGCCTGCGGTCATAACTATCAATTGCTGCTATGTTATTTACTACAGATAACGATATACCGTTAGTAATACCGTCAAGTAACACACGCTGCCTGTTTGCAACATCCACATTACTGCTAGGCTCTAACAGTTTAACAGCCCTACGGAGCAATATAGCAATATCTGCTATATCCTGCGACGTAGCCTCTAGTGCCAAATCCCCTAGTAGATTCTGTAGTGCCATTGTTTAACTCCTATGTGTTTATCCACAGTGTAACACCTGTACCATCACCCAACTCAGTCTGTGCCCAAAAGTAAGGGTCAACGCTGGCTGGCTGTGTAGGCTGTATGTAGAAATCGGTTTGTGCCGCCGCACCTGTTGCACCCGTAGCCCCTGTTGCACCCGTAGCTCCTGTAGCACCTGTATCGCCTGTAGCCCCTGTAGCACCTGTTGCACCCGTAGCCCCTGTTGCACCCGTAGCTCCTGTAGCACCTGTATCGCCTGTAGCCCCTGTAGCACCTGTTGCACCCGTAGCCCCAGTGGATTGCAAAAAGGTTGAGGCGTCCGACACTTCGACGGTGGTCACAGTCTGACTGACCGTGACAGAGTTAGTACCGCTAACAACCTCTACGGTATAACTAGGGTTGTAAACCTCAATAACCGTTGTCATCCTACCACCGTCACTGTGCCCACTAACTCTGTAACCTTCTCACCGCTGCCACTTTCAAGCTCTATCTTAAAAGAGAGTAAATCTTGATTCACTGTGGCGGTTTGCTCGTCGGTTAAGTTTAACTGTATCTTACCAAGTGCATCCGTTACAGTTAATCCGCTGCTTTCAGTTAAACTAAAAACAGTGGTAGCAGTTGTTTTAGAATAAAAAACGCAAGTGGCCGTATAGCCTGCAAGGTTGCGAGCGGTGCCGCTCACCTTTAGGATAATGTAGGGGTTGAACGTGTCCCCCCGTCTAATTACCCAGTCATTATACTCGCCGGCCACTAGGAAAGCCCCCCTAATAATTCAGCAATAGGAGCCACAGCGAATTGTGCATCTGTGTCGTTATTGGTGTCCATCATGTCTAATAGGGCGGTAATTAATCCGCCAAGCTCTGCATAATTCCGGTCATTGATAAACTCGCTGACCATGAGAAACTGGCCAGCATACCGAAGTAATACAGGTTTAGGTAACGCCGCCACCAGAAACCTTAAATTTTCTAGCGGGTTTGGTATAACAGGTTGTTGACCTATCGTCCAATCCTCTATCTCTTGTGGTGTCATTTCAAGGTCAACACCATTCACACGTTTTATCATGATGCCTTTACTCCGTATACTTTAATCTCGCCCGAGGCTATTGTACCACTCGACATTAAAAAACGTATGCCATCCAAGGCGCTGGTTGTCTTAACCCAACCTTGACCACAGCTAGAATTCCCAACGCCAGTCGGCCCTCGGTGACCTGTTGCCCAATTGAGCTCCTTCCATTCACCAGAAGAAACAACGCCTAACCTTGCTTTGCCACTAAAAAACTCGTTGGTATTATTACCGATCGTAGTACTCACATTTAAAATCAATTGCGCTTGAGAAGCGGCACTACCTGCTCTGGCTGTGTCCGAACCTGCATCTCGTCCGTTATTAATATAATCGTATTCATTGGTGTTTAAAAATGTACTAGACACCCTGGCTCTGGTCCAAAAATTAACCGAATCTGTCGTTGGTTTTACGCGTATAAAGCGAAATTCTAAATCATTGTAAGTGCCATCAAACCAGCTGGGATAGGTGCCACTTGTGAAATCTACAGAGGTAGCCCCTGAAATAGCACCGCTCGTTCCAAGGTATTGCAGCGTGCTAGTAGTAGCAGCAGCCACAGGGGACTGCATTTGAAAGTTAGTGCCATCGTAAATTAAGCTTACAATCTGGTTGGCCACAATATCTCCTGTGGCTAAATCTTGGTTGTATTGCTTTTTAATAGTGACAGCACCAAGGGCATTGACGTTAATTGTGGCCGTACCCGTGTTTAAGGTATTAGCTTTAAAATTTACTACCATTCCTATGGTGTAGGCTGTGGGGGCAGGGCTTAACGTAATAACATAAGTGTCAGAAGAGCCCGCATCTGCTGCGTAGATTGAAGAGCCATCTTGAGGCACAAAGCCCCCTTTATCGTGAGCCCACAATGTAATCCACCCGTTATCAGCAGCGTTACGTTGTTTATATAAGCTATTAGTAGTGTCACGCCACAGCATGCCTGCAAATGTAGTGGAAGGTGCTGTGGTACCACTAGATAGTGTCACAAGAGAAAGTAAAGCGTTGTTAAGGTCCGTCCTGAACGCTGCCGCCCCTTGGTTGGCAATATTCATATCATGTTGTGTCATTAGTAATTGCCTCCTTTGGCGATTTCATTCAAACGTTTAGCCTTTAAACGAGGGTAAGCGGCTTTTAACTTTTCAAAAGTGTCCAAAGCAAAGCTACATAGCAAGGCTTCACCCTCTGGCTCAAAACTGTGGCGCCCGTAGCTCATCAGTTGCACCCTAACCTTTTCGACAATGTCAGGATTGGCATTTTCTATATGGTTAGTCAGGTCTTCAGAGTAAAAACCCACAATGGTGGCATGGCCAATACTTAAATAGACTTGCTCCCCCACTGCATACCTTTGCAAGGGTTGAGGAGCCATCTCTGCAAGCTCCGCTTCTAGTTGTGCCACACGGGCCGCTAATTCTTCTTTGGTCGCCATTTAAAACCCCTTTATGTAAACGTCACACGTTCTTGCCACACCACTGCCGCCATTAAGAATTTGAACGGTAACTCCTGTGTAAAGAGCCCCTGTCAAAATGTGGGTAACTTTTGAGGTGTCACCGCTAATAGCACCTTGGATGGTTACAGCTACATCAGGACGCCCATAAAATGGCTTGGCATAAGTAATTGCGTTGCCACCTGATAAAATAGCCCGATCTTCAAAGCGCTCTAAACGATCCGGCATATCAATCGTTACACCTAATGTTTGAATATTGATGTTATTTGATGGCACTGTGTTGGCTACCATAAGCTTTACTTGATAAGCCCGTGCCGTATAGTCCCCAACTACAAATTGACGCCATGACGACCATGTGGGCGTGCCGCTAGGATCATCGTCAGTGGTTCGTATTTGGAATGTGACTGTTGTGCCTGAAAGCTCTTCACCGTCAATCAAACCTGTCCAACTATCAATATCAATGCCTGTGTTTAATGAATCCCACGTTATACCTGTATCGTAAACTTGTGAGGTAATATCAACCGTAACACGGCTTGTATAAACATCTCCGAGGTCGTAATACGTGGCAGACGAAGTAGCGTTGTAAAATAGATATTCCCCTGTGGAGGCTAAGCCTGTAGAGTCTGGGTTATCAATATCCCCACTCCAATCGTCAATATCCACAGAGGGGGAAACGTCATCCCATAGCGTTGTGGACTCTAGTTTTAGGTTACTAACATCTACCACCATATTGGTTTTAGTGCCGGTAAAAGTGGGGCTTTGAGTGGAAATTAAAACACTGTTACGGGTGAATAAATAAGCCGCTGTACTAACAATACTAGCGGCGTTTTCACTTTCACGGCCTCCCGAGTCCACCGCTTTAATTAAATAGGTGCCATCTAATAAAGGAACCACAGCCGTAGTGGTGATGCCTGAAAAATCCTCAACTAACTGGACTGAGTTAGTCCAGTCCGCCCCTGTAGTTAGGCTAGACCATTTTAATCGAATGGAGCCACCCAGCTTAACATCCAAGTCTGTGGCTTGCACCCAGCTTAAATGAGCCTGATCATTTACCGCGTTCATACTAAAGCCGGTGATATCGGCAGGCAGTGCGGTCAGGCCAATAATTTCTTTTTGAGTCACAGCCCCTTCACTGGTGTTACCAAGGGCGTTAATAGCCACAACCTTAAAGTCATAAAATCCAGGCTCTAAATCGTAAATCTCGCCAAAGGTGCTACGGAATCGACCCACAGGGGTGTATTCTGTATCGGCTGCCAGTTTATAGCTTAATTCATATTGAGTGGTAAATCCGTATTCACTCTCAGCCCACGTTACCGCCGCCTTGGTTTTCAATCCGCTACCATCTGTGGTGCTGTACAGTGATTCCACCACCACAGGGTTTCCGGGCACTTCAATATCACTTAAGTCAGGCAGAGTTGTATCAGGGGCATCATCCACCACGGTGGCTTCCCCAGCATTCCAGTCATACGCTCCGCTGGATTCCTCTTGAATGCTGATGAGGATTTCACCCTCCTGCCCTAGTTCCCAATTGATAACCCGAAACACTTTAGACGACCAGCCTAACAGGTCAATAGTAAGGCTGATGGTATCCCATGTGGTGAGCTGCAAGGCTTTGTAGTTGCAAGGGAGGGTGGCTATAATGCCTTGACGGCCCTTCTCTAAAACAATCTTAGCCGCACGCTGAGCGCGTTCCACATCAGTAACAAAGGGTAATTCCACATCACGAACGATCTGTTCGTTTCCATCCTGGGCTTCATAAGTGGCATTAGTGACGATAGGAAAGTCGGTCGGTTGATAGCCCTTAGCAGGGTCAACAAACACCCCTTTAACCGCGTTAAACACTTCATCACGCTCAGGGCGGGCAATAACCTCAATGTCACCCGCAAGCCAGCTTTCATCCACAGCCACAGTGGGAGTATCATACGCCCCCACATGGACGCGGAATTGCCCTTGGTTGTAAGTAACAGCACCCGCGCCGCTCACGGCGAAATCTTGAATAATGTCAGCAGGCACACCCTCAGTATCTACAACACCGTTACAGGTGTAGCGGTCTTGGGTAGTACCGTCTTTTAGGGTTACATCTTCATCACAAATGTTAGCTGCTGCAATGATGCTATCGTCGTCAATTTCTTCCTCTGTGGCTCCGATGCCGTATTCGTTGCTCGCCAAGTAATCACGGACACATAAAGCAAGGTTGTTACTATAAGCGGTCAAGCCGTTGCGTGGGTCGTATACTTTTTTGCCTTTGACAATGGCAGAGATGTTTGGGATACCACTAGAAAAGCGGTCCACAGAGTGCGAAATGCGAACATACACATAAGCAAGCCCACGCAAGCGGTGGTTATTAGTCCATCCAGGGATATCTTCAAGCAAATCAATACTAGCTAATTGGTCAGGGCTGCCTGTATATTTTTTTACCTTGACTAGTTTAGCACCTTTCACAAAGCCATCTGTGCCAGTTCCTAAAAACTTACTATTTGTGGCGAGGTCATTGCCGTCTAAAACCACCAAATCTTCATCAAGGTAAACTGATTCGATTTCTTCCACTTCGTGCCCTGCTACCACCACAAGCAAGTGTAAAACTCGGTTTCTGTAACTGGAGGTATCAGTAGTTGAGGCTAAAACAATAGGGCCGCTCACACGGGCGCGGCCATACACAACCTTAAACGATTCAATACTGGATTGAACCATTTGAATACGGTTTTCAGCAAAGCTAGCAAAGGCAGCGCTTCCAGGTGTTTTCTTTTTACTAATAACCCCCGCAATGGCCGATAAGCCATAGCTGATTACAGCCCCAGTTATAGCGGTGACAATTCCAGCTGTAATCGTGGCCGCTGTGGCGGCACTAACACCAAGCCCAACCAATAAAAGTGTAATCGGCTCAGCGTGACAAACACCCCCTAAAAGCCACAGGGTGGTAATCGCCCATAATGTTAAAAAGCGCTTCATACAGGCTTACGGATACTCCACGCCTTTTGACTTAATCGTGTGGGCACAAAGGTTAGCCCTGCCAGCGTCACAAAAGCGCTGTCTTTACCTAAACAAATCCCAAGAGACTCAATAGCCTCCGCTTGGCAATACAGCACCAAGTCCCCACGCTTTACCATCGTTAAAGGTGTTGGCTCAAAATACTGTTCGACGTAGGCTTCCACGCCGCCGTAACCTTTTAGGATAGCCCGTGCCTCTTGGCGTGTGTCGTAAGTGCCCCGTAGGTCGGTAGCGTAATCTGTGCCAGTAATAGCAGCCACAACGTCAGCAGCAAACAAGCAACAATCATGCTGCCCCCATTCAAAGGGCTTGTGGCGGGCTGCCTCTATAGCATCCACTAGGCGGCTTTCCCATTGGTCTAGTAGCATTAGCGTTTTTTAACCCCACTACCCCATGATAAATCTTTGCGCGCCGCTTGCTCGACAAACTCTAAGCCCTTATCGCCAGAGTAGCGCACTTGCTGCGTTTCATTGTTATAACGGCTAGCCTTAGGGGTGAGTAACCGAGCCAAGCGGCTTTTGGCGGTTACACGGATGCTGCAATTATCCCCAAGGGTAATGGTCTGGTTGTCCATCAAGCCACGGAATAACACCGTAGGCTCTCCAATCACCACATGGTCCTCATCCAGTAATCCTAAATAGATGACAATCTCACGGCCTTGGTAATACTGGTTTAAAGCCACACTAATTTTGGTGGGGTCAATACCGTTTAAAGTGAGTTCAATATCAGGAACAGAATGATCTGATTTTTCTTTTACTTTGCTAATGGTGCCCAAGTCACCCACTGAATACCAACTAAAGCCACCAAAGGTAATATCCATGCCATACGGCAGGCTAGTGGCTCTCACGGTGCCGATGTCATAATTAAGTGACACCATCCAAAAAGGACGGATAACACTAGTTAAGGATGCCGCAAGCGTATCAGCGTGAATCTCACGAGTCATACGAAAAACGTCTCCACTGCGTTAAACACAATGGTATAAAAGCCCGCCTCATCAATCTGCCATTGGCTTTGCTGGTCGTCTGTTGGCACCATCAAGCAAGTAGGGCTTGTGACAGTAATAGCCGCATTGTTGGCAGGGCTGGTTCGTAAGGCAGGCACAAAGGTAATGGTGGCATTGCCGCTACCATCGCTGGTCACGTCAGCCGATACCATCTTGTATTCACCATTAACGGTGAAATAATCGCCCGCTTTTAGAACGGTTTGGTTGATTGTCCATCCGTCCGTTATGAGTGAACGGCCCACTTGGTTGCTGCCTTGCACTAACGGCGTGCCGCTACCCGTGCCTAGTGGTGTGGTAGCGTTGGGGTCGTAGCCGTAAAAGGTATTAGCCCCACCCAGTAAGTTACTAACAAAGGCCGTCACAGCAGCCGCCTCAGAGCGCTTGGTGGTCTTAAACGTAAAGGTGGCTAACCAACGGGCACCCGCTAGCTCTAAGTGCTGTGTATCGCCACTTAAGGGGCTTGTGAAGCGTTTGGTGTTGGGTATAAGGCCGAAGCTAGCCGATTGAAAGCCAATGGTAGGCATGGAGTATGTTGTCATTATGCTCTACGCCCCACCAGTTTACTCATCGTGCCGCCCGTGCGGATTTCTTGGTATAAAGCCTTCTTAGTGTCTTCCATAATCTTAGGAGCCATCCGAGCCACTTCCGCCCGTGTTTGAGAAGTCACATCACCTGTGAAATTAAAGTGCTGCGTCACCATGACAGGTTGTGAGCTATTATTACCACCACCAAGGGCGTTATTTGGGGTCACGCTGCCAGCGCGGTGGGGGGTGAATATCTCAGGGCCACGCTCACCCACAAGGTAAGGGCGGTTTCCCATGACTGGGCCACCAGCGGCCCGCTTACCAAAGAGCGACCCGCCAATTTTCCCTAGTAGGCTGCCCACAATGCCGCCACTATCCCCAGTGCCACCTTTACCAAACAAGCCGTTCATAATAGGGTTAATCAACGCCATCCGAAGCGTGGCACGGGCTAAGTCTTCTAAGATTGACGCCATCAGGTCTTTAAAGGCAAACTTGCCAGTCATGGCCGCATTAACAAAGGAGTCTTCAAAGTTCCGCCCAAAGTTTTGGGCTACAGATTGTAGTTCGTCAATGGAATCCTTAACGCTGGACAAGCTATTTTGGCTAGACTCTTGCACATTATTGGACACGTTAGCCACAGCAGCCTCGACGGTGGCCTGTGCTAAGCCTAATTCTTGCCCCCATTGGCGGATGTAAGCTATTTTCTCTTGTAGCTTTTCATTATCGGTTTGGGATAAGCCAATAATCTCACGGTAGGCGTCAATCCGAGCGTTAGCCTCAGGTGATAACTCAAGGTTTAATTCCATCACTGATTCACGATTGGCTTCAATGGATTTATTCCATTCATCCATCTTGTCACCAAAGGTGGTTAAGGTTGGGTTGATACCAATCGAGCGTAGTAGCTCGTCGGTTTCTTTCCACGCTTGGTTCATCTGTTTAATACTAGCCGCATTGGCTTTAGCCACAGCCCCGTGACGAGCTGCACCACCCCCACCGCCGCCACCTGAAAAGCTGGGTATTCTAATGGACGGCATTGCAGGCATTTTAATTTCAGGTGGGCGCTCTGAGGCAATGCGGCTGTTTAGTTTTTTGCGAGCCGCTTCTAGTTCATTGTATTGTTTCTGTAAAGCTTTCTTTTCGCTAGGAGCCGCACCGCCAATAACATTGTATTTAAGGCCTAAGAAATCACGCTGCCCTATGGCTAGCTGTTTTTTACGTTCTAAATAAGCTTTGGTCTGACCTTCAAGCGCTTTGGTTTCTTCCTGAATGCTTTTTGTGCGTAGGGTATTGTAAGCAACAAGGGACAAAGCCCCTGCTAAAACCGTCAGGCCGCCTGTTAAAAGGGCGGTTCTAACCGTTAATCCGGCTAAAAATCCATCCAGCCCCGCAATTGTAGCCCCTACCGTTGCAATTAAAGCAGGTAATAATCTTAAGGTGGCAATTAGACCCCCAGTTCCACCAATACCAATAGCAGCGGCGGCAATAGCTGCGCCTAAATCTTGCATCTGTTTTTTATGCTGCGCCACATAATTACTAGCATTCGCCGTGCTAGTGGCTAGTTGGTTCATCATACCAGCCACAGCGCCTGTAGCATTAAAGGTATTGTTAAGCTCTCCAAGCAGACCAGAAGCCGATATTTTCATAGCGTTAAAATTACGCTCTACTGATGGCGGTAAGGCATCAAAAGCCTTTTTAATTCGCTCTGTATCTCCCAATACGGCGCTTAAAATTAACTGAGGAGTCAGTACCCCTTCAGCACCAAGGTCTTTTAATTTTCCACGGGCCTCATCTACTGAACCGCCAAACTTTTCAGAATAAGCTTTGGCGATTAAATCCGCCACAGGAGGCATGGCCTCTAAGACAGTTTTTAATTCTTCTCCATCTAAACGGCCTTTTCCTAAGCCTTGTGATAATTGATACAAGGCGTCGCCCATCTCTCGGGTTGTCGCCCCTGAGATAGCACCTAATTTTGCAAACGTTTCGTTAAACTTTAAAACGTCTGCTGTGCTATAGCCAAAGCGCTTAACAGCGTTATTAATACGAAGAAAAGATGTGGCCATTGTATCTAATGGCGCACCCGTGCGAATAGCTGATTGAGTAATCTCTGTAAATACACCTTTAAACTGGCTTACGTCATCCAAAGAGCCTTTAACCTTTGCTTGTAGCTGATTAAAAGCGTCAGCCTGCATAACCAACGCACCAGCAGTGGCAACGCCAAGCCCAACTATAGCCCCTTGCAAACTAAAAACAGCACCCTCAATTGACTTGAAAGTGCTGTTGACCCCTTGGGCCATACGTTTGGTTTTTGCTGAAAACGTATTTAACGCACGGCCCGCTTGCTCCATATTAGCCTTGAAGCGAGCCGATGACGCCATCAATTCTACGTTAAGTGTGGCTAGTGTCGCCATTACCGTCCTCTAACCGCATTACGCCGTGACTGTATATTGCTTTGTGCCCTACGCTCACGCTCTTCATTCTCTCGCTCCTCCGCTTTCACCTTGTAATAAGCCATATACTCCGTTAAATGGGTATACGGCCATTCCATGATGACGTGGGCAGGAACCCCTAGCTCACACGCTAGGAAGAAACAGAATCGGTAGACGTGGTTTGACTTAACTCCCCCACCAGTGTCTTGTCTGCCTCTTCGGTTAAATTATTCACCTCAAAAGCAGCATTCACTAGCTTGGTTAATGCGTCCATCGGAAACAGGTCTTTGACCTCTTCCTCTTTAAATATTGGGAGACCCTCTTCGTCACAAATACTAGCAGCTAGCATCCGGTACGCCCCTTGCTCTTGGTCAAGGCTGGAGAGGGTTAAAACGACCGAGGCGGGCAATTGCTTAACGCATACTTGCCCGATGCCCTCGACGTCGATGGTTTTTATTTTCGTTACTGCTTTTAACAGGTCGCTACGATTTAAAACCATGAATCATCCCTTTTAATACTACAACGTTGCACGAGTTAGGGCTGCGCTGCCGCTTCCTTTGGCCGGTACAACCGTCATGGAAGCCATTTTCACATCACCCACAGACCCAGTGGCAGGCGTGTATTGGCTAATTAAGCCATTGCCAGTCCACTTAGGGTTTGACGCGCTAGCTGAGCCCGCATCGGTGCGAAACTCTAGGGCATGGGTGGCTCCGGCATCAAATAGAGGCCAAATAATAGAATCCAATGCGCTAGCTGCTACGTCTTGTTTGAAGTTTACAGTAAATGTCCAATTTTTCAAACCCGCAATGTTTGAACGAGTCGTATCGCCCATTGTGGTGTCGTCCTGCAACTCACGCTCTGCGCTTAACTCAATCGACTCAATGTAAGCCGAAAGGTTATTAGTGTTGTAGGAAAAATACGCATTATCGTAAATATCAAAAGCCATCTATGTTACTCCTATGAACTAACCTATACCAATAAAGATTGTGACCCCATACGATGGAGTGCTGCCCGTGATTGTGTAATTTGGGCGGTAGTAAGTGTCCGTTATTGGCCCACTTACCTCTGTCCAAATACCGTTTAACGCCGTCGATGGTGTAATAGTGGCCCTTACCGTTTGGCTACCTGAAAACGTCCCTGTTGCGTTACTCTCTATATCCACCGCAAAGGTATCCGCCCCATTGTTAAAGGCAGTCATATGGGTGGCAATGTATAACTTTTGAGTGGAGGATGTGGCCGCTAATAGATAAGCGGTGCCAGCAGCGCTAGCCGTTAAGGCCGTGGCGTTCAAAAGCATAATGCCTCGGATGAGTTTGCTTTTAGTCACCGCCCCTGCGCTGTATTCCTTAATATCCCCAACCGAGCCACCGGCGGGCGTGTAATCCCCAATCAGCGCATTGAAAAAATAAGCCGATTGACCAACAACCCCAGTATTACTTAAGCTCAAAGGCTTTTCATCTAGCGATAACGCGCCGTAAAGGGCCGCATCGTAAGGAGTGCCATCCCACTTGCCCTCAATCTGCATGGATACCGTTTTAAGGCCGGCAATATTGGAACGGGTAGAATCTCCCAGCGTGGTGTCATCTTGCACTTCCACGTTACCTTCGAGGGTGAACCCGCCCACAGAGGGGGTCAGGTTATAGCCGCCAAAGTAAATTTTTTCGTCTTTGATTATCTGAAAACCCATTGGCTACTCCCTGTAGTTGATTTCAACATCAATAACGCCGTGATGGATGCGGGTGTCGTCTTCATACAAATCTGTATCCATCAAGATAAAAGTCTCAAGTATCTCCACCGTGGCCGTACCACGATGCCGCTGTAAGGCTTCCCTTACTAGCTCCTTAACCGCAATCATGCCGCTGTAGCTTTGGGCCCATGCGTCAAACTGAAAGCGAGCCCGCACAATACCCGTATCATCCCCCATCACTGGAGGCCGCTCACTGCTCACCCGTCGGTAACTTACCGCTGGATAGGTGGCATTCTGAGGCAGTAAGGAAGGATAAACACGGGTGCTAATAAGAGCCGCAAGGGTGGTGTACCCACTAAGGCGGGTATAGATATCAGCTTCAACCGTCACTTACGCTTACCTTTTGTGGCTTCTTTTAAAATACCTTTACTTAACTTTTCCATAATCGCCGCTAAGGCTTGATCCTTAGCCACATCAAACGCAGGGCGTAAAAATGGATGCGGTTGCGCCCGAGTGGTGCCCAGTTCCACCAAGTTGGCATGAGAGCCTTGAGGCCGCTTGGCCTGCACCTTGTAAACGATTCTTCCAAAGGTGCCTTGGCTGGCCGCTTTAACAAACTTCACTTCTAGCGATTTTTTAAGCTCACCCGTGCGTACAGGCACACGACGGCGGGCTTCCTGCAGAATCTTACGAGCGCCAGCGGCCATCGCTTGCTTCATTACGTTGCGCTGGATTTTATCTGGTAACAATTCTAGCAGCTTACGGGTTTCTTCAAAGCCTTTCAGGCTTACTGAAAACCACTCACCGCCAGCCTTGTTAGTCGCCATACTTGTAAGCCTTAATCTCTAAGCCTTCACGGCGTCCCAATTCTTTCATGGACTCAATATTGTAATTATCCGATTGGTACACAATGCGGGTGGTATAGTCCACATCCAACCGATACCAGATTTTAAATGTTTGCGTAACCTTAGCTTGATGCTGGTCGCTATCTGTAAAGGGCTCTGCTTCCCTTGTGGGCATCACTTGCGCCCACACGGTAGTGATGGTGGTAAATATCTCATCCGCTTCGCCTGTGACGTCCTGAGCCACTGTGCGTGATTGCAAGGTAATGCGCCGATCCATCATGCCGATGTTCATTTAATCAAACCTTTGCAATCGATGGATACTAAGCAACCGCTCCGCTGTAATGCTTACCTCAGCCACAGAAACGCCGTAAACAGACTGCTGACGGGTATTGAACATCTCACCAACCAGTAACTTAATAGCGGTGCGGATTGTTTCGGGCACGTCGGTTGGCTCTATCCCGTAGCCCACCACGTGGCGAATAGTGACGCTGTTAAGTTGTTCACGGATACTAGGGTAACTAATGTTATAGGCCGCGGTTAAACGGGCAGGATCTTGCTTGTTGTCTAACAAGTAGTTACTAGCTCCCCATGTTTGGGTTGCGCCGTTATCATCTACATAAGTGATGCTAGTAATGCTTTGAACGGGCGCTTTGGGAAGGTATATCACGCCAGTATCAGAAGATGGGAAGCAATCCAGCGTTAAATCATGGGTTTGAGTGATTAAGTAGCGATTAAGGTAGCTTTCGGCAAGGGTTACAGCAGCCTGAATTAGGCTAGAAAATAAAGCGTCTTCTTCGGTCGAGGAAGCCTCAACACGGGCGTATGCTTTAGCTTCTGCGACCGTGACTGGTAGCTTTTCAGGCGCTGTAACAAGTTTAATGCCGTAGTTCATTTATTTATCCTTAGTAGGCTCTTTATCTTTTTGCTTAACCTTTGTCTCAGGCTTTTTAGCCACAGATAAAGGCTCACGGGGGGTGGAGCGCTCCGCATCGAGCGGGGTCACAAAGACCCCAGCCCGAGAGGAACCATAAAAGCGCTCAGCCATTACGCGGAACGACCAAATTGCAAAACACGAATCCAGTCAATGTGGGCAGTTTTAGCAACAGCCGACCCAGCGAGGAAATGGCACGAAACCCGCAACTCTTCATTGTCAGGTAAGTTGGTTAAAGCAATAGGAGTTTGCTCTACGTTATCCACAAAGATTTGAAGGGCGCTGCCTGTGTAGAAAAATTCCAACTTCATCCAAGTATCAGCAACAACAGTTGCTAAAGAAGGTGATAAGGTTTCAGTGCCATCTTTTTCAGCCATAAATTTAAGAGCAGTAGCGCCGTCCAACTTTTCAAAGCCAATACGGTCGGTTACACCACCCAAAATGTCGGTATCAGTAATAGCCAAACCGATAAACAAATCAGATTCGGTAGCTTCGCTTATTTTAACACGGGTGCCAAAGTAAAGAGGAACGCCAGCCGTCAATTTGAACGATTCACCATTCAATTGAATGTTAGCGCCGTCATTTTCAGCAGCATCCGTGGTAATTAGTAAAGCACCGCCAGCCACGTTATCCGATGTTACTGTAGTACTAGCAGCGCCAGTTTCAACAACAGTAGTCGTCCAAGCGGTAGGGTCGCCGGTAGTGTCATCTACGGACACATCAATAAAATCATCAATGTATTTAGCCACATTGGTGCCAATGGCATCCACTAGGCTGGAGCGGTGGCCTTCATAAAACGCCAAAGCACCGGAGATATAACGGGAATGTACAGCCATTTGATTTTCTCGCTTTCTAAAAAGCGCTAGGGGATTTAAAGCCCCCTAGCGAGTAACACAACTAATAACTAGGCGATTGCAGTGACATCCACAGCGCTGGTGAAGCGAGGCTTGCCAAGGGCAACCAAGATTCCACCCAACACAGGAGAATCAACCACTTCAACCGCTTTGAGGCGGGCGTATTCGTAACCAGAGGCAATTAAATCCTCCACGTTTACTTCCACAAAGTACAGTTGACTAGAGCCAGCGGTGGTGGCAAAACCTGCCGTGGTGGCTTCAGTCAATGCGCTAGGCACATCCGTAGAAGTTACCGAGCGGTAGCGGAAAGGAACAGCGGCCACAGCGCCAGCGGCAAAATTGCTGCAAGCTTCAACCGTGATGGTGCTGGTTCCAGTGGCTCCAACGCCTTTGTAGATGATAAACATGGCAGAGCCATAGTTTTCAAGGTTTACCACGTCCGAATAGACGGTGCTAGCAAATGCATCGGCTACAGGGTCAAGGCCCTTTACTAGGTGCAGTTCTTCTAAAAACATACGATTAACTCCTATTTCTATAAACTAGGCGCGAGCGGCCAAAGTAACAAACGCGGAACGGGTGTTGGTGCCATTAGCAGGCGTGATGGCGTTATGTAACAACGGTTGACCATTCACGCGCATCGTGAAGCGGAAAGCCATTTCGTCGTAGATGAAACGCACATGCATGCTGGTGGCTTGTTGTAAGCGACCTTTGCGGATCAAAGCGTATTGGCTCAAATCAGCAAGGATTACATCGCCTTGATCACCCAACGCAGCGCATTGCTCAATAGGCATCACAGGACGGCCTTTCAAGCGGCTGTAGGGGGTATCAGCATAACCGCCAGCAGGCAGGTACACAGGGACGCCACCTGTACCGATAGGCAATACCATCTCATCGAATTGGGCTTCCACGTCAGGGTTGACCAACCAAACAGCGTTGGCACGCCGGCGAGATAAGAAGCGATGATACATGGCGTTCAAGTTTTCAGCTAACACGGTATCCGCTTCCTGTCCGGTAGCCTTAGCCACAGCAACAAGAGCATTGGAGTTAAGAATACCTAAGCACTCACCAGCGCCGTTACCATTGATGATTTCATCATCTAGCTTGTAACCAAACTCTTCGCCAAAGGCTTGAGTCATCAGGCTACCCATGGCGGTAGCGTCACGAAGCAATTCTTCGGTGGCGTAACCGATACCCATGAGCTTTTCCAGCTCGATACGGTGTTTGCCGATGACGGGCTTCGATGCAGTAGCAGTGCCACCCTCAGCCACACGGTACACTTGAACACCACCCCAGCGAGAACCATTCACACGGCTGGATTCTTTAATATAAGGCACTTCAATAGCGTTGCTTTGTGCGCCAATTTCAATCTCACGGCACAAAGAAGACAGCATGCCAGTTTCAAAGGCAATCTTAAACACTTCGTTGGCAAAATCGGTTTGCACTAAAAAGCCACCGTCACCGCCAGCGGCAGTTCCCATACCAGAGTAGTTTTGGATTTCAGCCAAACGGTTGTCAATGGAACCATTAGGACGGCCTGCATTAGCAATAGCCATCAGTTGATCGCCAAAGCTCTCGAACAGCTTAGGGGTTTGCACTGGGGCGCCTTGCAGCTTTTCTTCGGTGGCTTGTAATTCTTTTACCACTTCTGAGCCACGTTGCATTTCGATTTGTTTCATAAACAAATCAATGCTTTCGTTAATTTTGACTTGTTGTTCATGCTTTTCATTAACCAATTTTACTTGGTCTTCAGTCAGCAAGCCATCTTGAGAAGCGGCATTGGCCAAAATGGCATTGGCCTCTTCAGTCAAGGCGGATTTTTTTTGCTTCAACACTTGAAGCTGTTTAAAAGCGTCCATTGGATTCTCCATTCATAACGATGTAACTAACTAACAAACTTTGTGCCACCGTGGCACCCTCATAACACCTTACAAGGCTAAGCCTTGGGTTATTAAGGCGTACACTTCACTCCGCACACCCTTTTTAGTGGGTGCCTTCGTACCGGATAACCGAGCCAACACGTTTTCCAACGTATCCACCCGATCCACCATTCCTTTACTCTTGGCTTCCTCCGCCATAACCATGCGGCCTTGTCCAAAATCTTTTTTAACCTTGGCGGCGCTTACGCCTCGACCTACCGCCACAGCATTTATAAACATCTCATAGTGGGCATTTACACCCCGCTGTAATTCTTCCAATGTTTCTTCGGTTAAAGGAGCGTAAGGGTTGCCTTCCCACTTGTACTTGCCCGCCTTAATGACGGTTGTTTTGATACCCGCTTCCTCGTAGTACTTACTCATATCAGCATGTACCATAACAGTGCCAATGCTGCCCACTTCACCGCTAGGGGTCACAACAAACTCATCCGCAGCGCTGGCAATGTAATACGCTGCACTGGCTGCCATCCCATTGGCTACAGCCACCATCGGCTTTTTGCCACGGTAGCTCATCATCTTGTCGTGCAATTCTTGGTTGCCAACGGCTAAGCCGCCAGGGCTGTTAATGTCAAACACGATGGCCCCGATGGCTTTATTTTCCATTGCATCGTCAAGCATCCCCCCCAGCTTTTCAGTGGTGGGCCAGCCAAAGTATTCACTAATAAAATTTGAACGGTGGCCGATGGCCCCCTGAATAGGAATCACCGCCACAGCGCCATTGACTTGGCTCTTGGTGACACGCCCATTGAGGCGCTCTAGGCGTTCCTCGTCGTTAGTATCATGAGCTGCTACTAGCTCCGTTTTAATCATCTCAAGGAAGCTATCAGCAATCGCCCAAGGGGTCAGGTAAAAGCTTGCCATCAATCGAGTTAAGTTCATTGGTTTACCTCTTTTGTTAAATCTATTGCCATTGCTGCCGTTGCCTCTTGGCTTGGGGTATTTGTTGGCTGCCACAATTTATCTGCACCCTCAATGGGATTCAGATTTTCTAACTGTCTAACTTCTGCTTGCGTCATCCACGCAGGGGAGCCACCAGAGCCAAGGGCTTTACTGTAGTATTCCGCCCGTGACTGGCTATCACCACGCAACAGGGCGTCCACCTTGAACTCAGCGTACACATCTTGCTCAAGAATCAAGTCGCGCTTGATGGTTTGCTCAATGTTCGTCACCCAGTGGCGGATGGTGTGCTTATAAAAGCCAATATCTTGTTGTTCAATGTTTGAGAAGGTCGAACGCTCAAGGTCAGCAATTAAATGAGGGGGAATCCCAAAGATTCCGCAGATTTCAGCCTTTGTAAACTTGCGAGTCTCTAAAAATTGGCTATCCTCGTTGGTCATGCCAATCTGTTGGAACTTTAAGCCTTGTAACACCGCTATTTTATGGGCATTGGCTGCCCCACGATGCGCCCGCTCCCATGACTCACGATTAGCCTTTTGGGCTTCCGCCGTCATTGGCAGATCACTTTGTAAAATACCACCGGGCTTCGAGTCATTTTTAAAGAATCGAGCGGCGTAATTCTCAGTTTGCAACGCAATCCCAAAAGTTTCACGGGCATGAGCCACAACAGACAGGCCGGTGACACCATCGGAGCTTAAGCCTGTGAAGCGCAGTAGCTCTGAGGGTAAGTAAACCCGCTTGCCAACCTCATCATCCCAATACACAAAGCGCACACCACGGTTACGAGTGGCTTCCACCTGCATTTTAGCAGGATTGAGTGGGTACAACTCCTCAATAAAGCCCTGATTGTTATACACAATCTCCGCATAGAAGTTACCACGCAAGGCCGCATGACCCACTAACATTTGCATGAAGTTGTAGCGGGTTTGTAGGGCGTTAGGTTGGTACTTAAGTAGATTATACAGTGGGTGAGTGGGGATTTCTTCTTTGCCGCCATTGGGAAGCTTGCGGTACACCACCAAAGGCAATGAAGCCACAGAAGAAGCGAGAATATTAACGCAGCTATACACCGCCGCAATGGCCATCGCCGATTCTGGCGAAATGCGGGCACCCGAAGCGGAGCCGCCCACAGCATCTTCATACCAAAAATCATCCCCAGCGCTAGGCGTTGCAGACTGAAAGAAGCTTTTAAATGTCTCAATCAGTTTCAAACCGTCTTAACCCCATACTTCAATGCTAGGCACATGTGCCTGTTCCATCTTGTCTCGTATTGATAGCCCTAAGGCCATCAGGAGAGCCACCACGCCGTCAATCTTATCCTTAGCCTTACCTTTATCTGGGGCCATGTTTAAGTTGGCGTCGTAGCGCACAACCATGTTATTCGCCATCCACGTCATCACAGGGCAATTACCGTGGTTAAACTTTTTATCAATCAGCAGCGATTCCAACCGCTTCATGGGTTCGTTAAAGCTCATCGCCCCTTGGCGGTACTGGGTTAATTCCAAGCCTTGAGCCTCAAGGTTAATCGCCGTTTGTGTGGCGTTCCAAGGGTCATAGGCAATATCTTTGATATCGTATAAGCCAGCTAGCTTAACGATTTCTTTTTCAAGGTAAAGGTAATCCGCTGTTTTACCGGGCATTGTGTGAAGCCAGCCTTCACGCTCCCACCCGTCATACGCTACTTTCGTCAGTGAGTTGCCTTGGCTTCGGTTATGGATCGCTTCCTCTGGCACCCAAAAGCGGTAAATGGTGCGCCACTTATCATCCTCTAGTGTAGGAGGAAACAGCAGCACAAAGGCATTTATATCGGTTGTGGCGGCTAAATCTAACCCGCCATAGCATTCACGGCCAATGAGGCTTTGTTCATCATACTCGCCACCATTGGCGTTCCATACGTCCAAGTCAATCCAGCGATTGGCTTGGTTCGTCCACTTGTTGAGCTTTTTGGTTAAAAAACTGTTTTGATCACTAGGGACGTGCTGCGCTTGTTTGCACAGCTTTTCAAATTCTTCTTTAAAAACTGAGATTCCATAGTTAGGATTTGCTTTTTTCCAAGAAAGTTCATTTTTCCAGTCGTCGCCATCATCCATTTCAGTAATAAAGGCAAAGATGCTGTCATCATCTATAACCCCAGTAAGTACTTGTTCGCTGTAATAATATTTTTCTATACAAATTGATCGCTCAAACCCCGCTGTAGTAATGGCTAACATCAACGGTTGCCGACGTGACCCTGTGGCTGTATCCAAGACCTGCCACACCTTACCGTCTTTATGAGCGTGTAGCTCATCAACTAAGGCACAATGGATGTTTAAACCATCCAACGAATCCGCATCAGAGGATACGGGTTCAAACTTACTTGAAGTCTTTAAATCGTGAATGTTAAACGTGTGAACCCCAAGGCGGTTCGATAGTGCTTTTGATGAGCGAATCATTGATTTCGCCACATCAAAAATAATCCTTGCCTGATGTCGAGCAGTAGCGGCGCTGTATACCTCTGCGCCCGGCTCCCCATCGGCTACCAGCATATAGAGGCCCATCCAAGCCGCCATTGTCGACTTGGCGTTTTTTCGGGCAAGCTGGATGTAAGCGGTTCTAAACCGCCTTAAATCTGTTTCAACTACCTTCCACCCAAAGATGGAACCACAAACAAACTTTTGCCAAGGCTCTAACCGAAAGTAAGGATTGTCCCACCGCCCTTTAACGTGCTTTAGATTCTCTGCAAACGTAAAAAATCGATTGGCTTCGTTTTCATCAAAGTAAATATCGGTGCGCTGTAAGTCGTTTAGGTGGCGTTGGCACGCTAGCTTCACCTTTTCACACGCCACAATCTCACCCGATAACACATCGAGCGCATACTGTGTCACTGGGTGAACGGCATCCGTTATTTAGCTTTCCCCTTTTTGGCAGGCTTCTGAACCTCTAACACATCCAGCATGGCTTTAGCCACAGCATTGTGAGGGCCATTCTCTAATTCACAATTGAAGGTCTCGTTAAACCAAGGGCGAAAACCACCAAAGGTTAAATGCTCAGGGCGCTTGTAACCCAGTAATTCAATTTTCTCAAACACATCAACCATAAGCTGAAAAGGTTTAATTACCGTCATCACTTCACCCTTTCCATCCGCAGCAAGTTATCCATCGGATCATCATCTTCCGGCTTGCTTACCACCAGCTTACTGCGAGCGCTGGGGGTTAGCCCCATCTCCGCCATTAAAGCTTTGCAAGTTGATGCTGATTGATTAAATACATCCACAGCGGGGTTTTTGCGGTATGAAAGTTCACCCGCTCTACTCTCAGTCTGGTATATCAAACCATGCTTTTGAATCTCTAAAGAGGCTTGCATAGCCACAGAGGCAGTAATGCAATAATTCACTAACAAGCTAGCATCCACCGTGGTTATAATACCTAAGCCTCGCAGGTTTGGAATCATCCGATCCCACTCCGCTAACGCTTGCTTATCCATC